ATTTTGTTGGGTTTTGTGGTACCTCTATGGGTGTGTGATGTGGGGGTGCGTAGCCCGTTAGGGCTACGCAATAAGCTATTAGCTTTGTAGTTTGTGTATTAAGTATGTGAACTTCTGCACAATCTTTTGTTTGAAGTCGTCAATCAATGGGTTGCCTGTATTCTCAATGATTAACTTCTCTACTTCGCCCTCTAGCATTTTATACATTACTTCATAATTTAACTTACTGATTGCTGTTGGGTCTAGCTTAGCGTTTTCAGTAAGTTGAGCATTAGCCGATTGCTCGGCTAATACTTTAGAGATATTAATAAGACTACTTGTCATTATTATCTCCGATTGCTTTAAACTCGTTATACTCAATCTCAGTACAGAACTGATTAAACAAGTCATTGTGCTTAATCTTGAAGTTAGCTGTTTCAAACTTTTTTCTTTTACGTTTGATTTTCTGCACTCCAAAACTTTCGCCTTGCTCATCTTGTACTATGATTAAGTTTTGATTAGTCCTATCGAATACATCAATAAGATTTTGTTTCATTGTGTCTAACTCTTTAGCTAAACGATTAGCTTTGAGTTTAAACATTGCATAAGCTAAGACTACTTTTTTTTCATCTTGCTTTAGCTTTTTAACTGCGTTGCTCATTGTTTTCCTTTTGTTAGTTTTTACTTAATACAAGTATCTTATTAAATCTTATATTAATAGCAAGAACTTTGTGTCCATAATGGGTCGTGTTCATTATGGGTTTTCCACAGACAAAGCTAGAACATATTGAAAACATTACCTAAACTTATTACTTCCATTAGTAATAGTATGTAGATAATTATTGCTGGCGAGAACCAAATTAGAAACCCCATCAGCTACCCCCTATCCTTTTTAAATAACGACATTATCCAACCGACAAAACACAGGACGAGAAGGATAGTGAATGGTAAGTTAATCATTGCAAATAAAATTAAGAAATCTACCACGAGCATTGATAGACAACCTCTTCGCCTTTTTCCATTTGTGCCAAAGCCCAATCACAAAACTGAACATCTTGCTTGGAATATTCTCTGACTGCTTCTTCTTGAAACTGATGTCCCCAAAAGAAACCACCACTACAAAACGAGTTATGATAGTTGCCGTCTATCTCTTTGCGTAAGTTGGTTATGATGTCTTTGTTTAACTTTAATTCATCATCTCCGTTCATAGCTTCTGCGCTGTCAGGGTTTTGCTCTGCCCAAACGTCTTGCATAAATTGTTGAAGTCGTGAATGCTTTCTCCAAACGAAACCGTCTCTTGTTGGCTCATACTTATCTGAATAGACTTTGTCAAAGTCTGGTTGTTTCATCTGTCCACTTTGCTTATCTCTTATATGTGCGTATTGGTCTAGTCCCATTATCTTTCCTTTGTTCGTTGTTAATCCTATTGTCTTATCATATCCCACATCATTGTCAAATCTTTTTTTCATCAGGGATCTTGGAAGTCTCTGCGCCCAGCGAAGGAACTTATAGATTAGAATCATTCTAATGTACTTCATTGAAACGAGACGAGACCAGAGCTACATGCATCACCAGATCCCAGCACCAGTCAGGATCAGAATGCCCAGCACTGGCAGCATGAAACGAGGCCACACGAGAATGCTCAAGATGAATAACGAAAGCACTACGCAATCCTCCATCCGTCAGTCACGAACACATCACCACGGATGTCCTGAATGTTGTCCAGCTGCGTGCACAGCCCTTCAGCTATTAACTGGCGTGCTTTTTCATTTGTCTTGAACGAGCTGTTAAACAATCCCTCTTCATTGCATACCATTTCCTTGAGCTTCTCCCCGCCAGGCAGCGCAGGAGATGCCTTGGGCATGGCTGCGTTAACTATTTCAATTGGTCCTTTGACGAGCGTCTGCATTTCTTTTAGTTCTTTTATTCTTCCTTCTATCACGGTCACCGTGCCGTCATCCTTTATCACATGAGTCTTCACATTTGTTTCTACTCTATTTTCCGAGCCCATGAAGTCATCTTTGTTTTCTGTATATATCCATTCTTTAGTCATTGTTTATCCTTTTGTTTGTTGTTAACGGACCGCACTGAAGTTTACGGTTTGCACCTACCTCCTAACATACGGCCCTGAATGTATATAAGACCAGATGGGATAGCTGTCAAGTCTTTTCTTTCGAGCTTTTTCCAGCAGGTTTCTCCTGGCGCCCCAGATGCTTTATACTGTTCGGTAATCTTTCTACTCCTTTCCCTAAACGAGAACGAGCTACCAGCTCTGTTCCCCAGATCCAGATGGAGATGCCACGCTGCAGGTGGCAGTTCTTTAAAGGAACGAGGATAATTAAACGAGCTTCGGTGAACGAGAACACGGAGTCTGCTGCATCAGCTCCTGAAGGGGGCTCAACGGAAAACAATGATGTAAAAGTTGGCCCCCGAGGACGAGAATACACGAGAATTAGGATTCTTCCAAGTCCTGACTGGTGATGCTGCCAGATCCGCTTACTAGTTCTTTCTCTATCCGTTGGTCTTCGTCACGGGAACGAGAACGAGCTTCAGGATCCAGCTGCAGGAGATCCCAGATGCCCTTCTGGACCGATGGCCACTTAACGGGAAACGAGAACGAGCAACGAGGTTTCAGTAAACGAGGATCACGGATAGCGGACAACGGTCTGTACAGTTTCAAACTCTTCTCCAAGAGGGTCTCATTGCAGATAATAACTATACCACCGTGTTTGATTCGTTTATTAATCCAAGCAATTTGCCATTTAGATAGCTTAGGATATCCAACCTTGTCCGATTTTAGTTCAATCCAAAATTCTTTACCAGACCAGCAACCATTAATATCAGGAATACCATTGATAGTATTAGATTCTACGCGAATAAAATGTGGTTTTGTAATGTTTTTTTTAATCCTTTGCCAAAGCTTTGACTCTCGCTTTTTCATAAATTATTCAGATCGGTTTAGCACCTTTTCCATCTTCGTAACGCTGGATCTAAGTAATACATTTCTGTCGGAAAAAACAGCCGACTCTTCATCATACGAGGCAAAAGTCCATACGTGTTCACTATCTTTATCAAAGATAAATGCGTATGTAATCATTTTTGCAGGCTTCAATTTTTTTACTTCACTAGCTTCTGCATGCCCTGCATCACCGCACGGATCGAGCCAGTATATTCTGTAGTAATAATATTTCTTATCACCTACGAGAGCTTGTTTGTATTTACTTTTCTTCCGTTTTAACATTTATTTTACCTAAATTAATATTAAGATCTGGATTATGCACCTCGTTAAAAATAGTAATGAAAGATGTCCAATTATTATTCTTCAGGTAGTTCTTTTGTCTCTGGCTTAACTTCGATCGTTTTGGCGTTGAATCCATCGATCTTGTTTGAAAGCTCTGTGAGTTTCTTTTCAAGCTCTGCACGTGACATACCCTCCAATCCTGATACTTTGACTTCTTTCTTATCTACATATAAACCAGCCAGTTGGCCTGATCTAAATTCTGCATTAATAGCTGATGCATATTGCTTATCGGTAAATGCATGATCAGCATATTTTTCTAATCTTTTGTATCTACGCAGTCTATCCTTTTCATATTTGGCTCTAGCTTTTTCAAGCTGTTGATCCATATATTTAACTACGTGTGGATTGTGTCTTCTTAAAGTTAATCTACTACCTATGTCGGAGAAGTTCTTATCATTTTTTGCTTGGTACCCAGCTCTTTTACAAGCTTCTGCTTTTGTAATCTCACCCCAATTAGCTACAAGTATATCTACAAACTTTCTTTGCTTTGGAGTCAAATCATCTATTGTTCTTAATGCTTTTGCTTTAAGAGCCATTAATTGTCCCTTTGTTTGCTAAATTTCTTTTTAAGATATACTGATGCAGTATCTTGTACTTTGCTTTGGTACTTACCAATGTTTCTAGCACCTCTTTTTAAAGATGCTTGAATTTTTCTAGGTAATTTTTTAGTTCCATCACCTACATGAGATAAGGCCTTACCAATCATCACTGCTTTTTGATTTTTAACATCTAGCTTCTTTAGTCCCTTGAGAAATGTTTTGTTACCAGGGGTATTTCCTGGTCCTGAGCTATACATTTTGTTGATGTTTTTCATCATATTACCTTTAAGACTTTTATATAAATCTGATTTCATAAAAGCTTTGATGGCTTTACCACCAGTTCCCTTAATTAATCCACCTGCTAAATATTTTCCTGATTTCATTATTTGTTCTTTCTAAACTTAAGTGCATTAATAAGTTTTTGTATGTTAGTATTAGCTCTCAAACCAAATGCTAAGTCATCCTTAGATCTTTTCTGAGCTTCTTTTTTTGTCAAACCTTTAGGTTGTTGTGCTCTTATTTCTGGTATATTTCTACCACCACTAGCTCTGTGTTTTTTATAAACTTGTTTAGCACCTAACCTTAGTAATCCGCCAATTAAAAATCTACCTGCTTTCATCTCTTTTTCTTTCTTTTGAACAGCTTTCTTTGAGCTTTCTTTATACTTGTACTATCTAAACCAATCAAGTCTCTAACATTATCTTGAAATCTTGCTGTAGATGTAGTCCCATATCCACCGCCTATATCAAGCATTGTCTTTGTGCTAAGTTTATCACTACTAATTGAGTAAGTCCTGCCACTTAAAGTGCTTTTTTGAAGTGATTGACTTTTTATAGGAACAGGGCCTTTAGAGCTTTTCCCACTTACGTGAATATTGTATCTATCTAAGCTTTTTACGGCCTTTCTCGCAGCCTTCTCACGGGCTTTTTTCTTGCTATAAGATATCCCAGCTTTTATTAATGTTCTTACTACCATAAATTCTATTATATAGATTATTTTAACCCCCGACTACTATACCCAAATCAACATTTTTACACTACGCAAGGAAATATTGATATTGTGGTGTATCTAGATACACCACGGATACACCATCAGATACACCACTAAATCGTCTAGAAGTGTTGATATACAACAATAATAATCATCAGATACACCAGATACACCACTTTAGGGTCGTGATTAAAAAAAGTGCATAGGGGTCTAGATAATCTATATAGTAGAAAATTAAAACCCTACACATCTAGGTTGTATTACTAACTCATTATGCATTACCCCCTAATAATCTAATACCCGCATTTGTTTGATTTTCAACCAGACAATGATATAATTCTGGTGTTTATATATAATATCTCAAGGCCGTGTAGGGAGACTGAAGCGGCCTTTTTCCGTTGTCCGTTATCCATTTATACTATATACATAATACCTATGGGGTTACCCTTTTGGCATTTTTTCCCAGAGTTGTTTTAAGCTAGGTAACCCCGTACAAATTATGTCTGATACAAAATTTTTCTTATTGATGTTTTTTAGCTGCGTAGCTTTATGGGGCTGGGTTTTTTTCGGCTAATTTTATGAAACAAATTAATTAACCTATACCATTCCTTCTTAAATTTAGGATCTTTAGTTTGCCAGTAACTCCTGCTAGCTTCATCTATTTTAAAGGAAAGTGCTGTACGTGCCATATAATAAAAATCCCCAAAACACGGACAATGCAAAATAAACGGTTCTAGCCCAGTTTATTCTAAACATCGTACAAAGTTCTTTTCTAATGCTCATTCAAAAGGTTCCTTATAGTTACAGATAAATCCTACCACCCTTTTTTTATCATAATAATGAAAAGATCTCTGTCCGAACAGTGGTGTTTTTTTTACAGTCATTTTTACATTCTTTTCATACCACGTGTAGCAGCTCTCGTAAATAGTTATATCATGGGTTTTTATATCTCCACTAGATACTAATATTAATAGGCTAATTACAATTTCTTTCATTTCTTCTTATCTTTTAAGTTTAATTTATAACGAATCTGATCGATTCTTTCCTTAATAGTACGTCTTTCTTCTTTCGTATCTACTCCTCGATATTTTTTATATTCGTTTTTATATTCTATCCAATAACATTGAATTTCAGTAAAAATAATCACCTTATTTTTCAGGCACCATTTATATCTTTCATGTACATGGTCAGCGTCTAAATTGGCTAAATCACATATAGTTTTAAAATCATTACTATTACTTAAAAACCACTCATGAGCTTCTTTTTTATTATAAGCCTCGTTCTTACCACCTAAAGTATATAAGCAATCCTCAAACGCTTGAATCACTACAGCTTGGTAAAGTCTATGCTGTGATGTATCAGGGGTTTTTAATATTTCTGTCGCAATATTAGTGCCCATAATCTTTAATAAGTTGTTTGAGTAACTCAAGATAAAAAGTCTCCATTTTCTTTTGTCGGAGATCTTTACTTGCCTGGTAGTCTAAGAAAATATCATTCATGAATTCAGTGCGTTCCAATCCACTCATGTCTCTTACATCTTGTAAGCCAGCATCTCTTACACGATCAAATATACTCATCTGCATAACCACCAGTTTTGGAAAGACAATGATATGGATATAGTAACTGGTGGCTACACATTCTTAACTAAGGACAATCCCAACCTTTTTGCAGTTTGTTTTCGTCCTTGTCGCCAAGCTCTGTCAGTTTTATCTAAAAACTGTAAACTAAAGTTCCCCATTCCAAAATCATTACCATTGTAAAGCTGAAACATTATAGATGTTAGTTCATCATAGGTTTTTTTGTTAGGACTTATCATCACTAATTTTTCTAAACCCTGATCAAACACATCACTTAATGGTTTTCGCTTTATTTCTTCCAAAACAATCTCCTTAATTATT